CCGCAGACGCAGGGTATGACCCTAGGATATAGACAAGAATGGACGTACAAAAAAAAGCGATGATCCAAGCCCTTGAGAAGGCTCTCGGAATTGTCACCCAAGCGTGTAAGGTGGTAGGCATCTCCCGTCAAACTCATTACAACTGGATGGAGGCGGACGCGGACTACAAGAGCGCCGTTGCCGAGCTGTCCGACGTGGCCCTGGACTTCGCCGAGAGCAAGCTCCACAAGCTCATCGACGGAGGCAATCCCGCCGCGACGATATTCTACCTGAAGACCAAGGGCAAGGAGCGGGGGTACGTGGAGCGCCAAGAGATTGCCGTGGCAGAGAAGAAGCCGCTCTCGTGGTTCACCGATGACAACGCCGACGTGAGTTGAGGCAGCCCGCCACCTACTACCACGTCAAAGGCTGCGCCTCCCGAATCCAAGTCCACCAAGGAGGCACCAGGAGCGGGAAGACGTACTCTATCCTCCAGAGTATCGTCGAGCTCTGTTACGAGAACGAGAACGCCGGGGCGGTCATCACCATCGCCCGGAAGACATTCCCCGCGCTGAGGGCTACAGCGATGCGGGACTTCTTCGAAATCTTGGAGCGGGAGGACATCTACAACCCCGACCTCCACAACAAGTCGGAAGCGAACTACGTCCTCTTCGGGAACCTCGTGGAGTTCATCAGCGTGGACCAGCCGCAGAAGGTCAGGGGAAGGAAGCGATCAATCCTATTCATCAACGAGGCCAACGAGTTGAGCCTGGAGGACTGGAGGCAGCTACTACTTCGGACGACGCGCAAGGTCATTATCGACTTCAACCCCTCGGACGAATACCACTGGATCTACGAGGAGGTCATCCCCCGAACCGATGCCTCTTTCTTTCGGACCACATACAAGGACAACCCCTACCTCGATAAGGCCACCATCCAAGAGATTGAACGCCTTAAGGATGCAGACCCCAATTATTGGCGCATCTATGGCCTAGGTGAGCGCGGAGTAAATCAGGCCGCCGTGTTCACGTGGGAGGTGGGAGAGATAGCCGGAAAGAGGATAGGGACGGGCCTCGACTTTGGATTCACCAACGACCCGACCGCCGTCATCGATGTCTACCTCGACGGTCACACCTTGATACTTCACGAGCGCCTGTATTCGACAGGACTGACGAACCCGGACATAGGCGAAGAGCTGGACAAGCTGGACGTCGAGACCATCATCGCAGACAGCGCCGAGCCAAAGAGTATTGAGGAGCTCTTCAGGTTAGGGCACAACGTCAAGCCCGCACGCAAGGGACCAGACTCGATCCGTCAGGGTATCGACATCATGAGAAGACACAAGCTCCTGGTGACCGCTGAGAGCACGCACCTACAGAAAGAACTCCGGGCGTACCGATGGGAACAGGACAAGAACGGGCGCAACCTCAACCGACCAGTCGATAAGGACAACCACGGCATCGACGCGGTGCGGTACGTGTGTCTAAACTTGCTCACCACAAACAGGAGCGGCAAATATTTCATAGCGTGAACAAGACAGTCACCATACCGGAGAACCTCTACGACATCACCGTCGACCAGTACCTCCAAATCCAAGCGATACCCGAAGGGGACGAGCTGGAGCAGGTAGTGCGCACAATCTGCATACTGTGCCACATGGACCGCGCCGAGGTCATGGCGATGGAGCAGAAGGACATCCAATACATTGGGGGCGTCATCGGTGGCATACTGGACAAGTACGACGACACGTACCCCGTAGAGCGTATCATCGAGCTGGACCAGCGGTACGGTTTTCATCCGAACCTCTCACGGATCACGGTCGCCGAGTTCGCAGACATCGAGACACTTTGTAAGGACTCCCTCGACAAACACCTCCCCCAGGTCATGGGTATCCTCTACCGCCCCATCGTAGAGGAGCACGGCGAGTTCTACCGCATCGCAGACTACGACGGAGAGGACCGCTCGGAGTTCTTCAGAGAGATGAAGATGGCGCACGCACTCGGTGCCGCCGCTTTTTTTTTGCGTATCGGGAAGGGATTAGTCGACGCTTTGGACAGCTATTCCAAGGCGGTGAAGGAAGCAAGCTATCCGAAAAATATGGATGGTTCGCCACGTTCGTACATCTCGCAGGGGAGGACATTACTAAACTACCGCAGGTCGAAAGGACTCACCTCGAAACGGCGCTCGCCTGGCTCGCCTACGAACAAGACCGGGCGCTTCTGGAAAAGCAAAAATTGAACCTATGAGAACAGTCAACCAAATCATCGACGAGCTCGGCACCATCGCCCTCGACCACCGCTTCATTAATTCCTTCAAGGAGGGAGAAATGTCGGAGGTCGATATTCAGAAGCTGGCCGGCAACAAGTACCCGATATGTTACGCGGACATATCAGGGGCCACCATCGAGAAGGGCGTCTTGACGTACTCGCTTGACATCCTCGTGATGGATATGATACTACCCGGACAGACGGACGCCCAAGAGCAGTATTCGGACACCTTGCGCACGCTGATTGACATCGTGAGCCAATACGCTCAGGTCTTGTCTGCACAAAGTGACGTGGATCGCGACGTTCGTATTTCGCTGCCGGTGGACTGTGAGCCGTTTACCGCACGCTTCGACAATCTCCTGACGGGATGGGTCGGTACGGTGCAGCTTCAGACGTCCAATACGCTCGACCTCTGTGCAGCGGCCTTTGCATGAAGGACTACATAACCGTCGACGGTCAGAAGGTGCCAATGACCAACTCCATGAAGGAGCTCGGCAAGATTGGCAAGGAGGTACGGCGCCGCGCTCGCATCAGCCTCAAGGCACGGGGGAAGGTGGTAACGGGCAACCTCTACAACTCCATCAGGTACGAGCAGGGCGTTGCACGCAATGAGAAGAGCCTCAATCTACGCTTCACCTTTCCAGGGGCCGACTATTGGCAATTCGTAGACGAGGGCGTTCAAGGTGCCATTAGTAGCGCCAAGGCCCCCCGCTCCCCGTTTCGGTTTGGATCGGGTACCGGCCCCTCCGGGCGCCTCCGTCCGTCAATCGATAAATGGGTAGTGAGGAAGGGCATCGCCCCCCGTGGGGCTGGCGGACAGTTCGCATCGAGGAAATCGATGGTGTATGCCATCAGCCGCTCCATATATCAAACCGGTATCCGCCCCTCCTATTTCTTCACGAACGCCTACGACCGGACCCTGAAGAAGCACAACGCGAAACTGGAGAAGGCCGTCGGTGACGACATAGCAAACGCATTCAAAATACTACTCGATGGCGGCCCAGTTTGATTACATACCCAGCACCACCGACTTTCAGAGTACGGCGGAGCCGCTCATCATCCAGGTTCGGGAAACCACAGCCGGGCCGTTCTTCAAATACCGGTTCATCCTCGTAATCAAGAACCGCAACGGGGATCAGCTCGCCAAGCTCAAGACGCACCCGCTGGCCTCGGATAACCTCTCGGCGGTGTTCGACATCTCCCGCATTTGTGACGACTACATAGGTGCGAATGTGGTCAACAATAACGCTACGACGGGCAACATCCTGACGTTGGGGCGGACGGGATACAGCCCCGGCAATGCCATCGGAGAAAGCAGCGATAGGAACGTCGCGGCACAGTTTACTTTGGAGCTAGGATTTGAGAGCGCAACAAGTGCCACCGCCGACCCTACGGAGACGCTGCCACAATCGCCCGCCGAGACGACAACGCTCTTTGCCTTCCGTGACGAGTTCCAGAACTACGGCGACGCATACGCTCGCGGCGACGGGAGCTTTCAACCTACAGCCCCCACCGACAACTTCCTCAGCTCGGCGCCCAACCTCGGCAGGGCTTCGACATTCAACTTTGGAGACGCATTCGAGCACCGCATCGGAATAGCTCAGGCCTCGGTGCTGGCTTGGGGTATGCAGTCCAGCGACGCCGAGTATGTGATCATCCGAGGGTATGAAGCCGACGGGACTATCATCAACACCGCGACCCTAGACATCGACGTAGTAGGTGGAGACACCACACCAAGCACAGATTCGCAGGCGGTGCAGTTTGTCGGCATTGGTCCGGCCAACTTAGAAGATCACGCCACTGCAGCCTTCAACACCCAACTCGAAGACATAGTCACCGACCCGGCCCTGGCCTATTACGAGGTCTATCTGTCGGAGTTTGCTTCGGTACTTGAAGCCAATCAGGTGAGCGCGGTCCACCGCTACACCATAGACAACGGGTGCAGCAAATACCCCCGCGTCCAACTCCTATTCTTGAACCGGCATGGGGGATGGGATACCTTCAACTTCGACCAGCGCAGCGAGGAGAGCGTCCGCAATATCCAACGCAGCCAATACAACCGCCCGCGCGGGAATTGGGACAGCGTGACCGGCCTGATAGATTGGAACTACAACGGATGGGAAAGGGGCGTAACGACGACCGCGATACAAGCCGAAAGGCAGGTGAAGGTATCGACGGACTACATCGAGGAAGGGTACGCCGACCACCTTCGGGATTTGGCTCTCTCGCGCTCGGTGTTTATCGTTGAAGGTACCGAGGTCATCCCCTGCACCGTGACCGACTCGGAGTACCTGTTCAAGACGACCGTCAACGAGAAGCTCATCACGTACTCTTTCACCTTGCAGTACAGCAACCGTCCCCGCCTCAAGTGATCCGTCTCGTAGCCCTCGACCAGGACAACAGCGCACAGACCACCCTCGACCTTGAGGGCTCGCCGTCCATCTCTCTCAACCTTGCGGTAGCGAAACCGGGGGAGACGATGCAGCGCCACGCGCCGTACTCGCAGACGTTCCGCCTCCCGTTTACGGACCGCAACAATGTCTTCTTCGCGCACTTCTACGAGGTGACTTTGGCGGACGGAGATTTCGACCCCACTCAAAAGACAGAGGTCTTGATCTTCGAGGACGGTGTCCAAGTCATCCGTGGGGCTATGCAGCTTCGGGCCGTGCGCCTCATGGCTCAGGTTTACGAGGTCAACGTCTTGGGCGATGTCGCCGACCTATTCGCGGAGATGGGCTCCAAGCTGCTTCAGGCGGCTTTCCTTGACGGCTCGACGTACACCACGGACTACAACTACAACAACACCGCCGCGAATGTCATCGCCTCGCAGGACCTCAACCAGTCCATCAGCATCGGCGACCAGGTACCCGATGGTACGATTGTCATCCCATTCGCCGACCACGGACTAAGCACCAACGGACAGCCCCTTTCGGCACAATACAACTACGGAATCAGGAACCCGGACAGCTCGGTAAATGGTCTTTTCGCCGAGATGCTCAAGCCGTCGATGAAGTTGCGTGTGCTGGTCGACCTCATCATCCGCAGCAACGGCTTCACCTACGACTCGGACTTCTTTGCTACCGACCTGTTTGGGAGTTTGTATATGACGCTCGGCACGGAGTCGGAGCGCGTCCCGGCTTCCGCTGCGGGTGAGTTCCTTGCCAATAAACCCGCGAACCAAGCAACAATAACAGACCCCACCGAATGGGTGACGGTTTCGTTTCCTGATGATACGGCCCCGCTGGGGTTCGATAACGACGGCAACTATAACGCCACCACGGGAATATACATAGCCGCGCAGGGAGGCGTCCACCGCTTCCACGCCAAGATGAGCGTCAAGGCTTCGTTCGCCACGGCAGGCACCGAGTTCAATGTCATCGGCCGCTTGAGCTCTGGGGAGATTTCTATCGGCAGCACCACCGTCACAATGGTGGAGGGATCAAGCCCTGTCTTCGTTAGTGACGACCAGCGTACTGTCGAGTGGCAGGTCGAAACCTTACTTTCTGCTGGGGATGGGGTC